TCAGGAATACCAAGAGCAGCAGGTAGTTTGATGTAGGCAAGCGTAAGAATACCACCAGACCAGATAAGAATACCAAGTCTAACCATTGTGCTGATCGCTTCTAACTGACCTTCATGATCAGTAGCAGCATCCTTTAGTTTAGCAAACGGACCTTTCTTCTTTTCGACCTCTTTAACCTCCTCTTTGGGAGATTTCTGAACTTCTTCTGACATTGAACGAGCTGACGAGGCTCATCTATTTATCTGAAATCAAGCTTCAACTGGCTGTTTCTTTTTGCCGATGTTGTATTTCGATTCCAAAATCCACTCACTCTTATCCTTGTAGGACAGAACTTTGATTTGGTTCAGTGGTGCCAGTTGATCTTCTACGAGTTCATTAACTACTGTAATCAAACCCCAGTCTGAAAGCAGACGTGCAATCCTATTACGTCGTTGCACATCGTTCTCACTGATGGTTGCTTGTTTGCCATCCAAAGCAAACAGTTCTTTGAAGTGGACAATATAATACTTGCCCTTCTTATGCAGGATGTGGCAGGACTGATATAGTTTTCTTTCCTTGCGAGATGCGACGCCGATTCTTGTCAGAGTTTCACGGACTTTTAGAAAATCATCGGGTTCACGAAGGGAGACTTCCAACATCAGATCTTGAGACCACTTGATCTCATCACTCATCTTTTTCCTCCAATATCAAGTTTTGATTTAATAATGCTAAGTTGTTCTTTAGTCAGAATCCGCAAAACTTGTTCCGCTTTCTCATAGTTGTAACCATAATACTGCTTTACAAGATCGATGTCCTTATTGGACTCCTTCTTCTGCCAAGGGGAAAATCTTTTGGATTTCCTAACACTATATAGATAAAACTGATATTGAAGATCTTTGTCAATATGTGCCATGCCGTTCATGGCATTGGCATTCATAACAGTATCAATAAACCCACCCATACACTTATTGATAACAAAGGCAGGATACTTTGCCATTGCCCTCTCATCCTCAGTTAGATCACCCTGCTTGAGGTTGATGCTGTTTAGATAATCTTTAAGAGGGATCTCGTGATTAGACATAGAGTAGTTCTACAGGGGTGAGAGGTTCGACTTCGTAGTTTGTGATGAGAAGTTCTTGCTTCCGATTGTCTCTGCGATGCTGCATACCATATGTGATATGGAAGTTGCGTTGTTCATACTCAGAGAACGCTTCGGAGATCTCATCCTTCACATTATAGGTGACCATCCACTTATGTGGACATGCTTTGCAAGACTGTGCAAACCAGTCATGATCAAACTCCTTGTGCAGGGCAGCATTAGAACCATACAGATAAGATCCAATCATGTAAGGAGGATCCAAGAACACAAAGATGTCCTCTCCTGGTTCCTGCATCAGATCAGTGTAGTCATAGTTGGTAATGCTCCATGACTGAATGATGTCAGAGTATTCTTTCAGTGCTTTAGCACCACGCACAGTAAAGTTCTGCCGAGATGCAGTGGCAGAGAACGCAGAGTTCTCAGTCAACCCACTGTAAGAGCACTTATTAAGAATCCAAAAAAGAACAGCTTGACGAAAAGAATCTGCTTCGTGAATCTCTTCCTTAGCGTTGATGAATAACTCCTTTGCTTTGGGTTCATCATCATGCTCAAGTTTGATTGCTTGCAGAACATCAGACAAATCATCTCCATAGTCTTGGAGGACTGTCCAGAAGTTATAGAGGTAATCATACTTATCATTCACCCACACAGGGATATCAGGATTTGCTTTGCTGAACGCGATTGCTACTGACCCTCCACCCAAGAAAGGTTCCCTGAACTCAGCAATCTGCTCAGGAAACCACTTCATTAGTTGATCAGCAACACGAGACTTACCGCCAGGATATCTCAGAGGTGTCTTCAACTTCTTCATAACACTTTCAATCTCACTTGAGGGTAATCATCAGCAGTATTGTTGGTATCACCTTCAGGCATAGTGTTGAAGGAAATGCACCAGCGTTCTTGGTCTTCAGTATTTGGTTTAGAACTGTGCATAAACCAACCAGGGAATAGGATTAGTGTACCCTTACGAGCAGGAATATACTCGTAGGGTTCCCATCCATCTCTCCTCATGACTTCCAGTGTATCATAGTTTCGTGCAGTGACTGGATCATGGAACACTGTAGATACACCATCTGTCAGATACAAAATACCCGACACAACCGACATTGCATGACGGTGCATCGGATGACATCCGCCTGAGTTCTCTCTAGATAACACTGCCCACATCAATGATACTGCAAGTTTTTCAGTATCCAGATAGTAGTGAACCATGTAAGAGTTCAGGCACTCTTGGATTTGTCGCAGGAGATTAGAAAACTCTGGACGTTTGTGTAGATCTCCCCGAGATGTGTAGACAGTATTGGGAAAGTTATACAGTCCCATCTCTTCATGCCGAAGAGCGTGAATAACAGACTGGTCAATCTCAATATCCTGAAACTCCATAACATCAACGGGGAAGAGTTTATGGATATTAGAGATTGGTTTCAGATCTAGTTTCATTTGAACTCACAACGCATCATAATCTCGGTCAGAAATGCCACCAAGTTGATCTCTTGGTCAACAACGAATGCGGACTTGTACTGGTACTCACCAATGATGAGGACTGCTTCAGGAATACTCTTGGGTTCAAGGTAATCGTAGAGCGAGTCATAGACTTTCCGCATGATCTTAGTGGGTTCGTTGTCCAGATTCTGAACAACCCACTTACGCATATTGGTGAACTCACGACCTCGTAGATATTTAACAAGGTCTTGGATCTGTACATCGGTACCCTGAGCAAGGATACCAGAGTCAATCTTGCCGCGAGAGGAATACCGCTGCAACTCATTCAGAGTGCGGCGGAAGTCGGGGAAGTGCTTCTTGACCAGGGCAGCGACAACCTTGGGATCAAAGTCAATGCTCTCCTTGGAGAGAATATCCTGAGTTCGCTTGAAAAACTGACCAGCAATGGCGGTCTTGTCACTGCCCTTGAGAGCAAAGTCAACCACGGCACAACGGGAGTGCAAAGGTTCGATGATCTTGTTCTTGTAGTTGCAAGTGAAGATGAATCGACAGACCTTGCTGAACTCCTCTATGGACGCCCTGAGCAGCAGTTGCACGTCAGGGGTGGTGTTATCCGCCTCATCAACGATGATGACCTTGTGGCGTGCCTCAGAGGTCAGAGAGACGGTGCTAGCGAACCCCTTCGCTTGGTTCCGAACGGTGTCAAGAAAACGACCTTCATCGGAACCGTTGATCACGATGTAGTCAGCACCCAACTCGGTGCACAGTGCCTTAGCAACTGTGGTCTTGCCGACACCAGCGGTGCCAGACAAGAGCAGGTTGGGGATCTCGCCCTGTTCTAGGAACCCCCTGAAGACTTCCTTGGTGGAGTCAGGCAGGATGCACTCATCGATAGTCTTAGGACGATATTCTTCAACCCAGAGAAACATAATGTGTAATCAGCGATCAGGATACGGAGTCAGGTTCAAGGGCAATGAAGTATTCAACGTCAAGGTTTTGACCCTTGAAGTGTGCAACCTTCTTGTCCGAGATGTTCACAGAATAGTTGACAGAAGTGGCGGAGCGTTGTGCCTGTGACATAACTTTGAGGTTCTCAACCTTAAAGCAGAAACAGTAGTCACGGTCGTCCTCACCAACCTCAATCTCAAATGCGTTGCTGGTGTCATTCTTCTTGTCAGTGACAGAAAGAATCATCTTGCCGTTGCTGGTAGACAGACACAGGTCAGGGACCATGTACATCTTAGCGGCACGTTCGATGGTGATCAGAGTCTCAGACGGCAGATCAAACGAAGTGATAGTGTCAGGGAGACTGAACTCCTTCTTAGGAGGAGAGGTAATGATGTCGGGGTCAGCGTAGAAGAACGTGGTGCTAGACCGACCGTTCTTAGACTTCACACGACAACGACGCTCATCGATGTCAAGTTCAGGTTGTTCGATCAGGGAGATACCACCCAGGAAGGTGGACAGATCATAGAATGCCATCTGATGAGGAAAGTCCTCGGGAACCGTAGCACGAGCAAGAATGTTGCGGTTCAGTGAGATAGTGCTGATCTTGCTGCCTGGTTCAATAACAATCGACTTGTTGATATTGCTGAAGTTTTTCAGCAGGTCATAGGTAACAGGGGAAAGACTAATACTCATTGAGGATACGTTTCAGTTTGTGCGTTTTTGTCGTTGAAGTGGAGAAGAAGCATACCGTAGTGCAGAATCTTGATGATGTCTCTGCGGGCGGTACCCTTCTTGTCGTAGCGGGAAGCATACTTGAGGATGTTGCTTCGGCAGAATGCCTCAGCGTCACCACATGCTTCAATCAAATCAAGTGTCTGGATAGAATCATTACCTGAGGAATAGTGTTGACCGTATGTGCTCAGCACATAGGCACGCAGTTCCTCAAGAATGGTATCTTCACTGTACTTCATTGCCATAATCAGACTTGGTTAAGTGTACTACGTTTTTCAGAAAGGTGCAACATCGGTGAGGACGTTGGCAGTGTCAACCTCAGAGTCAATCTTATCATACAGTTCGATGAAAGATTGCTTGGTTTCGTCGTCGAAACGGTTGAGGCAGACCTTGATTGCTTTGAGACGGTCACCGAAGATAGCAAAGGCACGGATGATGTGCACCAGACGACGGGTAGAGATTACCTCATCAACACCACCTTCAGCGAAGGTCTTGCGGATGATGTCTGCCCAGGAAACGAGAGAGTTAATGAAGGACTCTTCGCAGCAGTTGAGTTCTTTGCAATAGTTGTGGAGCATTTTATTCTCCACGGAGGGGGTGGGATACTCTTGCTCAAAGGTCAGTGGGAATCGTTCGAGGAACGCTTCGTTGAGGACGTTGGTTCCGACGAACCGCCCGTCTTCTGACCCCTTACCTTTAGTGTTAGCAGTAGCAACCACAGTAAAACCACTAGCAGGAGTGACATAGCGACCAATCTTCTTTAGAAAAATGCCCTTGCCTTCCAGAACGGACTGGAGACAAAGAATCTTGTTGCTTGCGAGGTCAATCTCATCAAGGAGGAGAACAGCACCTCGCTCAAGTGCTTCAATAACAGGACCATTGTGCCACACAGTATTACCGTCAACCAGACGGAAACCGCCAATAAGATCATCTTCATCAGTCTCAATAGTAATGTTGACCCGAATCAGTTCACGACCTAGTTGGGCACATGCTTGCTCAACAGAGAAGGTCTTACCGTTACCAGACAGACCAGTGATGAACATTGGGTAAAAGATACCAGACTTGATGATCTTTTTAACGTCTCGGAAGTTCCCGAACGGGACAAAGTTGTTATCTTCTGCTGGAATCAAGTTAGTATTTTCCTGTACGGTAACATTGTTGGACAGTTGCTGCTCCAGTTTCTCTCGTGCTTCTTGCACGGTCAGATTCCACTTGCCGCGACCAGACTTATATTGATCAAGACGCTTAGTGACAGTGGGATAAGATACACCGAAGTGATCAGATGCAGCAACAAGGTTTGCCGTCGAAACTTCGGGACCAAAGGTGCTGGTCAGATAGGAGATCAGGTCTTCAGTGGTCACGTTAGAAAGGCGAGGCATGTGGTGTTCCGTTGATTACCCACTTATTATAGGGGCAGAGTCGGGGCAGACTGGGGCAGAGTGGACGGTTAGGCAAGTGGTCTCTTGAACTCCTGACTGACCACATTGGTAGCGTGCAGCATGGCATACATATAATCCACCCCATCCTGAGGTGTAGTGTGGTCTCCACAAGTGAAGACATCACACACTGCCATACCTAACTCTGGCCAAGTGTGAATGCTGATATGACTTTCAGCAAGCATTGCCACGCAAGTTACACCTTGAGGATCAAACTTATGCGAGTTAAGTGCCAACAAAGTAGACTGACACTTTACGCTGGCATGATAGATGACATCTCGAATATATTGTTCGTCATCAAGAAGGACAGCGGAACACCCTTTGAGGGTGAAGAGAATGTGTCTCATATCCAATCAGGTTTACGATCAGGTTTACGAAGGTAGTTGCCCGCTGCCCAAGGTTTTGAAGCAACATACATGCGATACGCAGTCACTGTGTCAATGCTGGTATCAAGTTTGTACTCATCGGGCATGGCACGAACAAATGGAGAGTGCTTATTAGAACATGCACCACTCCACATAATGTTTGCCATCTCGATTGTGTTCTGACAAGCATGAACCTTACCGTAGCGATAGGTGTACTCGTGACATAGTGCTAGACCATGTTCGATTAACCAAGCGATATTATGTTTGGTTGCTGCTGCCCACTTAGTACAAGGATGATTTTTGAAAGCACCCTTTTTAGTATTATACACTGTACCGTCCGCTTTGAAAAGGGGGGCGATATCATGATAGTGAGGACTATAGATAATCGCCAGCATCTGTGCTGTTTCTAGTGGCATCTTGACGATGTGTTTGTCTGGCAACATACCTGCTGCCAGAACTGGATCTTCATCAACTGCAAAGATGTTCATGCGATCTGAGAAACGAACGACGAAAGGATTTTCTTGTTTGCTGCTTTGCCCTTGAGCGTTTTGCGGAATGCAGAACGGATCTGAGTCTTGGTAGCATCCTCCTTCACATCAAACTCTACATCGTTATCCAGCACAGAGGAAGCAATCAGGTACAACTCTTCATATCCACTGTCGGTGATGCTCACAGAACGGTTCTTCTTGAACTCGGTCTGGGTTTTGAACGACTTGTCGCCACTGTAACCCAGGTAGTTTGTGATCACACGGGTGCACTCACGAGAAGATCCGATACGGAATCCGAGAATGTTAACATCCTTATGTATTGCCTGAACATATTCCAGAAGTGCGTCAGTGTACTGATGCTGCCAGGAAGTTTCACGGAACACACGACCAGTGCCACGGTGGCGAAGACGAGTGTTGTCACGAATAGCGGAGCAGAAGACATTACTGACCGTCTGACCGTCAGTCCGAGTGTAATCCTTGTGCACCCATTCGGAAGAGGAGTTGGACTCACCGTCAGTCAGGATGACAACGTTGAGTTTTTCAACACCATGCTTAGAACGGAATGCGGGGATCAGGGCAGGCAGAGTGGCGATTGCCTCGTTAAGAGGGGTGCCACCCAGGTGCATGAACCCAGGGATAGGAATGTGATTCCAACGAGACTGACGAGCATAGTCCCAGTTACGAACACCATACTGGTATGCAATACGGAACAGATGCTTTGCAGACTCGGTGAAGTCACGCTTGTTTGACTCACTATCAAGCAGAGTGACAAGGTGGAAGGATCCATCAAACACCATGGTGTGATCACGCTTGTCGGTTAAGGGTTGGGGAACCTCACCTTCACCAAGACCCAGTGCAGTCAGGTAGTGATCATACACAAAGGAATACACGGTGAAAGGAATGTTGACTTTACGGCAGAAATATGCGAGAGACAACAGTTGCTTGACGGTCTCATAGATGTGATCTGACATAGAACCAGACCAGTCAAGCAGGAAGATCAGACCATGGTTCTTACCGTCAGGGGTAGAAGTGATCTTCTTGAAGAGATCTTCGTTGAACTTGTAAGTATGTAGTTTGCGAGTATCGAGAACACCAGTGCGGGATACCGTCTGACGTGCATAGGATGCTGCAGACTTTTTCATCTCGAACTCTTTAACGAGATAGTTCACCTCACGGTTGGTGGAGTCATTGAACTTGTTGAACTCCATATCCAGAATGCTGAAGGTGAGGCAGTCGTTATCCAACTTCTTGCGATCCTCATCAATCTGATTCCAGAACTGACGAATGTTCTCACGCACCCACTTCATCGGAGTGATCACACGATTGAGATCGGGATTGTCAATCTCAATGTAGCGAGGTTCATCCCAAGAGTTCTTGGATGCAGCGTTTGCAAGATTGTCTGCGAGATTGGTATCAGTCTCTGCCTCATCAAAACCACCCTGTTCATAAGAAGGAGTGTCAAGATCAGCATCATCACGATCATCGTCATTGCTGTCGGACTGCTGACCATTGTCATCGTTGACATACTCAACAGGATTGCTCTCCTGCTCAGACTCACCGCTGACACCATCCTTCTCAGAGTCATCGTTGGCAGCGGGGGCATCCTGCTGCTTCTCACGCTCCTGCTTCTGCAGATCCCACAACACACGAGCAGCAATCACTGCATCATCAAAGGTCTCAGACTCCTTGACCAGATCAAGATACTGTTGCTCCTCTGCACTGATGGGGATCATTGCATAAGCACCGATCTTACAGTGCAGGTTGATACGGTCGATCAGTTTGAGTTGGTTGAGGTCACGATCCTTAATACCAAAGAAGTCTTTGTTATGCAGGTTGTTGTAACCACGATAGAAGGACTTGCCCAGACCAGGGAACTTGGTCTTCATGTGTTTCTCTACACGGGCATCCTCTGTCACATTGACGTAAGACTTAGGAATGTCATCAGGAACCTCATACTCACTGCTGGGGGGAGTAAACAGAGCATGACCAACCTCGTGACCAACGAGCAGGTCATAGGTGTCGTTGTCCAGATCTTTCCAGATAGGCAACTTGAGTACACGACGGTCAACGTCAAACGATGCAGTCTCACAGACAGCGTGCTCAACGATCAGATTCTCGGTGGCAAGCAGACGGGCGAGCGTACCTTTGATGTCGGGAGTGGTGGTCATGTCTCTGTCTCGGTTACCCATACACAATAAGACCCCCGACGCTTGTCGGAGGTCTTTGGTAGACGGTTTAGCAACTGTCTACGGCGTGCTTTTGCTTGCCGTAATGCTTGAGGTTTCAAATGTCGCTTCTGGGGTTTGCCAGAGTTGTGCTGCCAGTTTGGCGTAGTCACGGTTTTATGCTCGAATGACTCCTCTACTATATAGCATCGCGTACAGGCACGCTAGAGGGGCATATAGGTGCCTCTGGCGTATCGTTCCAATGACGGATCACCCCCGCGACAATGAAACAGTTAGTGACAAGATAAGTGAGAAGTATAGCAGTCCGTATACGAGCAATGTTATCTGAGTCTTTGCGGTCTCTTCCTTCTTTTTTTCCGAGTGCATAACACCATAGTCTCCACATCAGGTAAACAATCCTTTGTCGTTCATATACTGCAAGGTTTCTTTCATGCTACCAATATGTTTACTACCGATAGACACTTGGGGATAGGTTGCTTCAGAACCGAACTCAGCATGGAACTGACGATCGCTGAAGTCAACACCAAGAAGGTATTCGTGAAACTCACCACCGAGAGATTCAAGAAGCATTGCTATGCGTTCACACTCTTGACTGCCATTTGAATAGATTACTACTGTGTCCATCATTCAATCTCCGTCATCTTAGAGAAGTCGTTTGGTTTTTCAAAACTCACAGTGCGGTGGAACTTATCCAGAAGGATTTCACCTTTGTGTGAGATAACAAAAAGGTTGGTGCTTTGTGGAAGTCCTTTGAGGATCTTAAGCAAATCTACAGTTGCTGCACTATCTAGGGAAGAATCAAATACTTCATCAAGAATCAGGAGGTTTGTAGAAACACTGTTCTTTAGTTTAGCAATCTGTCTCCAGGTGAATAGCAGTGCCAGGTCAATCTTCTGCTTCTCTCCTTCAGAGAAAGATGCATAGGTAAAAACATCACGGAACCTAGACTTGATAACCTCGTTAAACTCGTCGTCAAGAGTGAAGTTCACAAAGAAATCCATCTCTTGCAGATACTTGTTGATGTGGCGGTTAATGGTAGGAACAAACTTCTTGATGATCTTGGTCTTGATACCACCGTCCTTGAGCAAGTTACCAACAACTTTCAGATCACCGAATCGCTTATTGATCTGTGAACATGCAAACTGTTTCTCTTCGCTTGCCTTGAGCAACCCATCCAGAACTTCACGTTCTTTATCAATGTTGGGAGAACCAGCATTGATCTCCTCATCCAGTCTAGTGTTATCACGTTGCAGACGTGACTGTTCTTTCAGAAGAGAGTTGATGGTGTATCGTTTATCAACAAGATCTTTGTTAACCGTTTCAACCTCATCAATGCTAGCAAGAATGTTTTTGATCTTATCTGTGAGATCATTCACACCAACATCATACTTCTGAATCTTCTCGGTTAAAGACTCACACTGCTCCGCTTTCCACACTTCCTCAATGGTCTGAGTACACGTTGGACACTCATCATTGTTCTCGTAGAATGCTTTACTCTTCTTGGTTTGATCCAAGTTCTGCTTGATCTTGGTACGAAACTCTTTGAGTTTGTCATACTGCTCTTTCAGATTATCAAGGTTGACAACCTTGGGTTCCATCTCGGTGACAATACTCTGCATGTATTCCACCTCAGTATCAATCTCAGAGATACGACCGATGTTCTTCTGTAATCTGAGTTTCTTTTCCTCAAGGTATGCAGTTGACTGCAGTTCAAGATTCCTGATGTTATCAGTCTTGAGGTCTACTGCTTGTTGTGCAAGTGCAAGTTCATGATTGCAGTTACCAATCTCTTCCTTTGCATCCTTTACTCGATCCTTAAGGATTGCATTCATCTGAGAGAAGACCTGAATGTCTAGGAGATCTTCGATAACTTCTCTTCGATGAGCAGCAGGCAACTGCATAAAAGGCACAAAAGTGCTACTACCGAGAATAACAACCTGAGTGAAAGACTTGTAGTTAAGTTTAAGTACATTCTGCTCCAGGTATTTTTGATAGTCTCGATTCGCTGCATCTTGGTCAAGCAAAGATCCATTGCGGTAGATCTCAAAGATAGCGGGTTTCAACCCACGAACAACTTTGTACTCTACACTGCCAATCTTGAACTCAACTTCAACACGACACTCTTTCTCGTTAATCGTGTTTGCTAGTTGAGGTTTGTTAATCTTCCTGAAAGGTTTGTTAAACAAACCAAAGCACAATGCATCCAACATTGTGCTTTTACCTGCTCCATTAGATCCAATAATGAGAGTAGAAGGTGACTTCGTTAGATCCATTTCAATGAACTGGTTACCAGTGCTCAGAAAGTTTTTCCAACGAAGTTTTTCAAAGGTAATCATTCGTCTTCTAAGTCGTCAGGGGGAATAATAATATCGTCTGGTTCGATCAAACTATATGAATAGTTATTGAGTTCGCAGTTTTCTTGAACAGTTTCTTGATCGATTTCCAAGACTTCTAGCGGTGTGGTAAAACCATTCGCTACCAGTAGTCCATGATACCTGTCGGCGTCATCTTTGTCAACAAACATCGTAATGATCCGATTACCATTTCGTTGGTCAGTTACTGCGAACACTCCGCCTGATGATTTTTCGGTCAATACGTATGCCACTATTGCTGCGCCTCCAAATACAAGGACTTTAAGATAGCAAAGATATCATCTTTATTGTCTAGATCAGAAACGCAACGCTCAAGGGTAGTGAGTGTGTCTTCTGTTTCGATTGCTTCATCAACATCCTCTAGATCTACATTGAGATCTTCGATGATTTTGAGGTCAGCACATCCTGCCGTCTGAAGTTGTTTGATAGTTTGATCAAATATAACTTGATCTGTTTTTTTCTCTACGATAAGTTTGACGTACGAACCATTGAGGTTCTTAGGAAACTTAATCTCCCTAGTATCATCGTAGTATACCTTTTGGAAGATATCGTACGGATTGGGTAAGAATGTTAACTTTAGTGTATCAGTATTTAGGACATGGAATCCTCTCTGCTGACCATAGTCACCCCAGTAGAGTTGATATGGATTGCCGAGATAGTTGACCGCACCCTGCTGAGACTTCATGTGAAAATGTCCTGAGCAGACCAGATCAAACTTTCCGTATATGGATGGGTCGTCACCATGCTCCATATAATGACCAGGAATAGCTTCAAAACCGTTAAGCTCAAGATGCCCCATACAGACAGGAGCACTACTGCTTTCCGTTTCCATTCGAGATCGCTCTCGATTGTCATCACAAATCCAAGGCAGAAAAAGTATATCAAGACCACCAACATTACGTTGGCAAGGCTCATCGATGACAGTAATGTTGTCGTATTCTCCGAGAAGAAGTTCTGGAGCGTTGATGCGAAGAGTATTTTTGTAGTAGATATCATGGTTACCTACTAGCATCGTGAGATGCACGCCACGATCTTGAAGAGGGGTGAACCACATCTCCTTCGCAGCGTCCAGTGAGTTGAAGTTGATACTCTTGCGTTTGTCAAAGGTATCTCCTAGGGCAATGACATCGGTTATACCATACTTGTCAATGAAAGGAATGACGACTTTGCTATAAAACTTATTATATTTGTCTATGAAGACTTGGTTGTCATTACGAACTCCGAAGTGCTGATCGGTGATCAACAGGATTTTACTCACAGTTTGCCTCCAACAATACCATCATTAAGAACTCGACTTTCTCCCCAACCATCTTGGAGACCTTTTAGATAAAACCTAGTACCACTGATACATTGCTCTTCTGTCAGAGCAGTGACAAGTTCTGTCCCATCCCTTTTAGCACTGTGCCAGAGTCCATATTGGGTTTTATAAACTCTGAAACAATCGTCGATCCAAGTGTGCTCATTCACCTGTTCACGGTTTGCTGCTTCCTCAAGCATTTCTTCGTGTGTCATTACGACCTCATGTTAGTTTCAATACGATACTTGATCGAGTTCATGTCAGCATGACTGTGATCGCCATCTGAGTGGAAAACTTCATCAAAACCTTTCTTCTCAATCAGTTTGTCCTTAATATCCATCTGCCGCTTCTCTTTAGATATACGCCGCAGATAAGCATAGTAGACGATTTGAGTAAAATATGCGAAAGGATTACTGGATTTTGCGGGATCAAAGTTGTCAATGTATTGGACACAGTTCTCGATACCATCACCAATCATGTCTTCTTTGTACATGTAGTTGATGAAGTTCGGTCTGTATGAGAGGTGTGTTGCAATCTTCAGAAAGCATTCACCGATATATTCTGGGATGCGTGGTTTCTCAAGTCCACGCTCTTTGGCAATACGCACCCGCTTGCGGAACTTTACAAGTTCTTCAAGAAACTTACGGTTGTCAACGTAGTGCTGTTTTTTCTTTGCGGTCATGAGTACCATAGGAATATCTGCACCTGCACACCATGATACACAATGACCGTTTATGTGTCAAGACTTGACAACATCTAATAATCTCATTAAACTAACACTGTAAGGGTTCAAAAGAACTCTATTAGCTTTTATCTGATGAGGGTGCTTTGAACAGTTTTTCAAGGTGACGCCTTGCTTCTTGTACAGAACCACGCCCACCAAGATGTTTTGGAATGTCTGTCTTATAACTGTCGTCTGAGGTATCTTCATCAAGTTCATTTCTCAACCAGCGTTTGTACGCCAGTGTGCCTTCCCTACTCAGGGGGGCAATAGAAATAATATCTTTCTCTGAGATGATGTAGAAATCTTCATCCGAGAAGTATTGCCATTTGATTAGTCCTACACCCACTCCTTGCTTTCCATCCTGCTCAATATGAACTTGCTTGGAGCGTGCAGGATTAGTGATGAACACAATAGTTGTGCCAGGAGATTCGACATCTTCCGTTGCCACCATCTCTCCTAGGACTTCTTCCCCAGAAGAAAGTTTAATGATGCCAAAGAACTGTTGATCGTGATTTACGTAGTTAATCATTTTTGAACTTAATCTTGGAGACCTCGTAGTTAAACTTCTCTTCTTGATAGATCTTTATACGTTCTACCAAATGTCGAAGAGTGTAGTTTTGTCTTGATCCTCTAGAGCAGTCATCAGCAATGTCGTACAACACTGCCTGTGCTTTGTTTTCACCTTTGCGTAAGACACGACCAATAGATTGGAGGTTTCGTACGCGAGACTTTGAAGGGGACGCAAAGATTACATTGTGAAGATTCCGAATGTTGATACCAGTGGAAAATGTTCCATAGGATGCCAGGATGATTGCGTTAGTTTCCTTTTCGCAAATCTGACGTGCTCGTTCTCGTTCGGATGCTTCCACACCACCGTGAATGTAGAAGACCTTGCGGTCTGCATCCACGTAAGTATTTAGCACCTCATGAAGAACGTCTCCGTGCTTCTCGACGTAGTTGAATAGGATGAGTGTGTTACCATCCAAGTCTGCTGCCAGTTTTGATATAAACTTATTGCGTTTTGGATGTGATACGATATAGTCCATCTCCTGCTGATAGTCATCGAATGGCACAAAACCATGCTGCAATAGCAGACAACGCACACGCAGTTTTGACAGCATTCCCGACTCCATCAGGTCAGCAGTATTGGTCACCCGATTACACATACCAAACAGTCCTTCCAGAACCATCTGGTGTGTCTTCATGCCATCGAGTGTACCTGTTAGACCGATGCGATATTTTGCGTCATGACACTTGGTTAGAATACCAACGAGACTTTTTGCCTTGTAGAGGTGTGCTTCGTCACCAATGATGACATCAAATCTATTGAAGAACTTCTTAGGTTCCTTGTAGATTGACTGCCATGTAGATACCACTACAGGGGTTTCAACGTATTTTTCTCGACCACCCATAATCTGATGGACGTAATGATCTGCTGCCCACCCATAATCTTTGAAGTCTTGTGTCAACTGAGTGACAAGAGATTGTGTCGGCACGATGATCAGAATATTTCTATCTTTCTGCAGGTGCCACCTAACAAGGGTGTAGATGATCAGGGATTTTCCTGATCCCGTGGGGGAGAGTAGTAGTTTGCGATTAGCTTTAAGTGCCGAGAATACTGCTTTGAGTTGGTAATCTCGGATCTTGAAAGGCAGACCCAAAGATCTAACAAAGCCCGCAACACCCTCAGGAGTGATGAAGGGGTCGGATTCATTTGGTAATCCATAGAACTGACTCTCCTCTAACTTATACTTGTAACCTCGCTCCTCTAGGAAGTGACAAACATAATCAAAAAGACCCGCATATATCTCTCCCGTTCCTGGGGAGTACAGACGGATCTTTCCATCCCAGACATGGGATCTGTAGTGGGGCATAAACTTAGCGCCAGGAACCTCAAAGCAGAAGTAGTCTGCAAGTTCCTGGTGAATGTGGGCTTCGGTATTTACCTTAATGTAAACCTCATTCTTCTTACTAATAACAGTCATCAATAACCCGCTTCAAACTTTCTCAAGTCGATAACGTTTTTGATGGTGTAACCTCGGTTAGAGATCTGTCTTAGAACGCCCTCAATATAATAAAGACACGTTTCAAGGTAATCGATCTTTTGTCTCGCTTTACACCAATCGTCATCGGCATATACATACTTATCTAGGTCACCTTTGAGTACCTTGTGATCAAAGGGTTTTTCTGCGTATACCTTGGCGGGTGCTTTGCCAGCGTAGTATTCAAACTTTTCTTTGACGATGCGATTCATGCTCACACAGGCATCACTGTGCATTAACTTGAATGTGCTATAGTAAGTCATCCAACGTTGATGAAGTCCAGGCACAGCAAGTGCTTGATTCACGAGGTCGTTTTCATCAAGAGGGGCATCCTCTGCCCATTGCTCTTGCAAACGTTCAAGATTTAAGATTGCCATTAGGAGAGTTCAGTCTTACGGGTCCCCTCAACCGCTTGAATCTCGTACGATCTATATCTGAAAGTCACTGACGCTGCAGCATACTCCGTACCATCTACAGATGCGTTAAAGTCCAAAGCACTGAGAGATACAGGTAGTATATCATAAAATACAACCTGAAAGTTGGATCTAAAGTTTGAGTTTAGAACTGTCAACGTGGCATCGGCAAACTTCGTTTCATTGCCTTGCATACCATTGGTGAGCTCACCCTGAGCGTCCATGAAATCTCTGCGCTCTCTGAAGTTATCGGGGATACCCAGACCACGAATCCAGTTGTGTAAGATAATATAGTTTTCGATATCTTCATCCACCAAGAAGTTCATGGTGAATGGATCATATGTGATGTTCCCGTCTGTGGGGAGAGAACGTCCATAGAAAGTAGGTTGCTCTACAACACCCAGATTGATTGCAGGGATGTTTGCAGACTGAGAGAAGTAGGCAACCTTGGGATACTTTGCCAGCGTAAACTTGAATCCAATCGGACTCAAGAAGTTTTTATTCTGTATCTGGTTCTTCCAGGTCGCCATACTGCTCAGTAATACCCCTTATATTTAGTTCCTGTAAGAACCACTTGAAGCACGTCTCAAGGTTATTTAGGTTGTTGTTGCCCTGAGATACCCAGTCATGAGAGAACTCATAGACTGCTCGGGGGTATTCATTGAGATAATCTTTGAGGGACATGAAGACCTGCTGTCGCAGTTCCATGCGGTCATACGAGTAGCGCCAGTCTGCGTTCATTTGTCCTTAAGTAGTTCTTCGATACGCTTCCGCATATTAGCACGGTCCCACTCCTTTTGGTCCATATGCCAGTAACCGTGTTTGTTCTTCATGATCATGTGACCGTGATAGAACATAGTCCCAGCAAAGACTAGGAGCAGGACAATGCCTGTCAGTTCAAGGTAATGTTCAGCCATGGCAATACAGGGGGTATCACTCCAATGAGTCGAAGCAAACCTTCAGCAAAAAGTGCAAGAACAACCCAACCAACACACATACTAATAATCGAAGCATTCCGATTGTGACGGCGTATGGCAGCAGAGACAGATTCATCGATCATCTCCTGAACTTGTTCTCGGGTGAGACGTTCTGGTACCTCTGCTTCTGGACCCCACTTCCATTTCATGCCTCTTCTCCATACCAGAAGTCCTCCCAATCTTCTTCATCCGCTTCATAGATTGGGCATGGTTCTTCCATGAGGATGTCAGTTTTCATTCGGAGTGCTCTCTGTTGCAACTCCTTTAGGTCGTTGTCGTCCATAGGTAAGAGGTGGTCTATAAAGTCCAAGTCCTTCATCTGGAATACTCATCAAGGATGTCTAACACAGATGTTAGCGCCGAATGGGCACCATCGTGCCATTCCTTCCCTTTGTCTTCATGTTGTCCGTTGTACAGAGAAGTCTTCAGTTTGTAAATCCTTGCAAGTAAATCAACTTTTGTCACAGATCCTGTACTCATAGTTTTTTCTAATATACTATATTTAATAAAAAAAGGACCCCGAAGGGTCCTTTGTAACACTCTTTGTGAGTGAATGATCACATGAGGTTGGTGACCTGTACGCGACGGTAGTAGCGGTTTGCATTCGCGGTGAGAGCACCAGCACCTTGAGTGGTGCCTTCTGCGAACGGGTTAGCAACCATGCCGTAGCGGGTCTTGAAGCCGATCTTGGGCTGGAAGGTGTCCTGACCAACGGCACGAACCATTTGCAGGGGCACGTAGGGGCAATAGAACAGACCAGCGTCATATGCGCTGCTACCCTTATAACCAGCAACGTAGAAGTGCTTGTCACTTACGTTAGCGGAATAAGGATCAACATACACCTTGACACGACCGTTGAGGGTACCAGCAAGGGTGCTGCTGTTGTCATCGCCATTCAGACCAGCGTTGCCGCTCAGAGCGGGGGTGTAGTCCAG